TAATTATAATTTATTGTTCTTGATAATTTATTGTTCTTGATAAAATATAATAAAGATAATATAAATTATTATTTAATATGAAAATAGAAACAGACTTAAAATTAGATTTTAACAATGTTCTAATTAGACCAAAAAGAACCACTATGTCAAGTAGAATTGAAGTTGATTTACACCGAACATTTAAATTCATTAACTCTAAACAAACATGGACTGGTATTCCTATTATAGCTGCAAATATGGATACTACCGGAACATTCAATATTCATTCCAAGTTATGCAAATATAATATGCTAACTGCTATGAATAAATTTTATACAAAAGATGATTATATTGATATATCATCCAATCCTGATATGTTTATGGTATCTACAGGTATATCAGACGATAATTTCAATACACTATGTTCTATAATGCAAGTTACAGATTGTAAATGGATTTGTATAGATGTCGCTAATGGATATATGGAAAGGTTCGTTCATTTTTGTAAAAAAGTAAGAAATACATTTCCAGATAAAATAATTGTTGCTGGAAATGTAGCAACCCGGGAAATGGTAGAAGAATTAATTATAAATGGTGGTGTAGATATTGTAAAGGTTGGAATTGGTCCAGGAAGTGCTTGTTTAACACGAAAAAAAACAGGTGTTGGATTACCTCAATTATCAGCAATTATAGAATGTGCTGATGCGGCACATGGGGTTGGTGGATATATTATAGGTGATGGGGGAATTACATGTCCTGGTGATATGGCAAAAGCATTTGGAGGAGGCGCGGATTTTGTAATGTGTGGTGGAATATTTGCCGGACACGATGAAAATCCAGGAGACTTAATTGAAGAAAACGGAAAACAGTTTAAATTATTTTATGGTATGAGTTCTGAATTAGCTATGAATACTCATTATGGAAAAATGTCTAAATATCGTTCATCAGAAGGACGTGTTATTAAAGTAGCATATAAAGGTCCTATTGAAAAAACCATTTTGGATTATCTTGGTGGGTTGCGAAGTAGTTGTACATATATAAATGCAAAATGTATCAAACATATACCTAAATGTACTACATTTGTTATCGTTAATCAACAACTAAACACTAGTTTAGTCCAGTAAGGTAAAATATAAGATAATATATTGTATAAAATCATATATTATCTCACACTATCTAGCGAACATTAATCCACATGTTCCAGATGTGAATATAACCACATTATATCTCTCTTCATACACTTGTAAATCATAATTGTATTCATTTAAACTCCATAAATTTTTACGAGTTCCAATTATATTTCCAGACCCATCACAAAATGAAACTATATGAGATGTATCTAAATTAGGAGGTGGTTGCAAAGTATTAAATTGAAACCACACATTTTCAAATTTATCCATATTCATAGCGCCTGTTGGTTGATATGTAAATGGATCTGTATTTAAACAGAAATTATAACAATATAATCCGTTTTTAGCACCTCCTTCAGTTCGTATGTATTTTTCAACATAATTATATACACCTCGCTCTAATACATTCTCTCTATATTTCCCATCTAATAATATTGCCATATCCAATAATATTTGCTTTAAATTTTCTTCATGATAATTTCCAGTAATTAAAAATTCAGCTGGATCTGGAGATCCTACATCAGTTATACCAAATGGTCTATTTTTGTAAGGCCAATTAGTATAATTAGACCATTCATTTCTCATAAAGGCATCACTTCGTCTAAACCTAAACAGATAATCCGCAACCAATCCTCGTGATTCTAAATTCACACTGGTTGAACCAGTTACGTTATAAAATGAAATTGGGTACACGTCCTTAATTAAATATTTTTGTTCTTTCTTGGCAAATTCCCGTTGTTCTTCATTACTTAAAAAGTAATAATTAGATAATAAATGTATATCAGGACTCCAATTATATGTTTTAATTGGATACATATCATTACCACTTGTGTCACTTGGAGGATTTAAATACTTATATAATTGTTGGTTTGATTCATTTAAATTTGGTGCAATATATGGATAATCATTTGGTATATCATTTACATCTCTAATAACATATAATTCTTTAATTGGTCGAAACCTTAATGATATATGTAATTCGTTATATTGCATTGATATTAAAGGGAAGGCCATTTTAGAAGATCTACTAAACCATGAATCTAATGGAATATATAATTTACGACCTCGTATAGAAGGTTCTATATTGTTCGTCCCAAGCCAAAACACACTTGGATATTGATTTAAATTAGTAAAAGCATTTGCTGGGTCATTTAATTCTACAACATTTCCGGTCATTCTATTCCATAAATCTTTTTTTACATTCGAATAATCACGCTGTACTACATTGGCAAAATACTCTCCTGTATATCTGGCCAATGTCATTCCGCCTGAATATACTACAACTTCTTTTAACATATTAGATCCAAGTTCTTCAATCCATTTAAAACCTGTTTCGGCATAATCTCCACTTGGATCAACTAATAAAGGACTCCACACATCTGGTAATGTTACTACAACATATGTGTCGCCTAACAAATCGGCATAACGAGGTATCTTAAAGTCCAATATTCTTTCTTCTGTTAAACTTAATTCTTTCGTACCTTCACAATCTATTCTAAATTTCTGCATACCAAAATTAGTAATCCTTTTATACACTGCTTTAAAGAATGTTTTTTGAGGATTGCCATATAATATAATACTCCCTGGTCCAGACGCAACTAAATTCAATAATCCACCTGCCATATTACTTTATACGTATATTATTTTTACATATAATACTTTTAAATATTAATTAATTTCTTATAAAATATACTTATTACTAAAAATATATTATTTATGTATAATATATGGACAAACTAAAACCTAACATGAACAAATTACATAATATTGCCAGTAAAATGAAACTAATGTATACAAATACTTATATATATATATGGGGAGCAATCAGTTGTTTAATATGTATAGTAATCGGAATATGGATATATAAAAAGGACGTTTTAAAAACATCTAATGATAATAAAATGGTTTCAAACTTAGATAAGCAACCTATTTATATTAAAAATTTCAATGTAAATGATGCTACATATCAGCATAAATTAAGAGATTACTATATTATGTCCAGTTACAATTCCTGTTGCGGTGGTAATTTTACAAATACATATGTCGATTATGTTCCATTAAAACAAGTCATAAAACGAGGGGCGCGAGTGTTAGATTTTGAAATATACTCTGTAAATGAGAAAACTGTAGTTGCTGTATCAGATAGTAATAATTATTACCAAAAAGGAAGTTACAATAGTCTTCCATTTTCAGAAGTAATGGATAAAATCAATAACTATGCTTTTTCTGGTTCAACTGCTCCTAATCCCAATGACCCTTTATTTTTACATTTTAGAATTAAAAGCAAACAACCTCATGTATTTGATGATATGACTAAATCTTTATATACCACATTTCTTAATAGAAAATTAGGAAAGGAATTCGCATACGAATATAGTGGAGAAAATTTAGGACTTATACCATTAAAAGAACTTCAAGGTAAAGTAATCATTATGTGCAGTCGTGAAAACGAAATATGGCCTTCAACACCGTTGAATGAGTTTGTTAATATTGCATCTGGAGGACAATTTTTAAGAGAATTAAGAAATTATGATGTTCAATATACACATAATTTCACAGAATTAATAGACTCAAATAAAAAAAATATGGCAATTACTATGCCTGATTTAAGTTCAAGTGATAAAAATATGCCTGTTGCCTTGCATATTAAATATGGATGTCAAATGATATGTGTGAATTTCCAAAATAATGACACCAATTTAGAATATTATATTAAATTTTTCAATGATGCTGGTGGCGCCTTTGTTTTAAAACCGAATACCCTTCGCTATATAACTAAAATAATGACACCACCTAAACCACAAGACCCAAAATTATCATATGCTAGACGACAAATATCTAAACCCTACTTTAACCATCAAATTTAAATATTACATAAGTTATTTTATACATTGACACTTATTCATTTACATTTACTATTCTTGGTATAATTAAATGCACTATAGGAACAGCACCTAATATACTATATTGTTTTCTCAATTGACACGATAATGACCATGACTTACGACGCAATTGATACCTTTTAGTTTGTATTTTTTTTGGTGTATCAAGTCCTTCTGCCAACGCAGTATCAAATGAGATATTTTTGTATACACGAACATACTTTTTATTTTGAACAATTTTTTGTTTAATATTTGTTATACGAGCAATTATTTTTTGAATTTTGGATGAGGTTGGAAATTTTTTTGAATTGCGTAGTTTATATAAGTTTTCTCCTTTTGCTCTCAGACTAATAGTATTATAATAATCGCATTGACCATGTTTATCAATAGGAATATTTATACCACAATCATTGCACAACGGACAATTGGGTCGTAATGAACGAAACCAAGTTATTATACAATTTGTGTGAAATATATGACCACATTCTGGTATTGCGTAATAATTTTCTTCCGTCATGTTTTCTTGGCATATAGAACATACGTCATTATTATGAAAATTTGTTTCTATATCATATGGATTAAATTCCGTCATTAGACTATAATAGTTTAGTAATTTAAATAGTTTTTGTTAAATAATATTTTTATCCTACATATCACATAATATATTTTTTATATTATGTTATAATATATGAAGTGCGATAAAGGAATGACATTTGAAGAATGTGAATTATTAATATTAAGACAAGCAATAGATAAATCAGAAGCTATATTAAGTAAAAAACTATTGCAAAGCGAAGAAACGCAACAAATAATTCATATTGTTGAAAAATTCCTCCGTTCCAAAAAAAGGGTGTGTTATGGAGGAACAGCAATTAATAATATATTACCAAAAGACGACCAATTTTACAATAAAGATATAGAATTGCCCGATTATGATTTTTTCTCTCCCTCGGCATTGAAGGACGCAAAAGAATTAGCTGATATATATTATAATGATGGATTTACTGAAGTCGAAGCAAAATCAGGTGTTCATCACGGAACATTTAAAGTATTTGTTAATTTTATTCCTGTAGCCGATATAACACAAGTTGAACCTGTGTTATATAAGGCTATTCAAAAAGATAGCATCACTGTTGCTGGTATATACTACGCACCACCAAATTATCTTCGTATGGCTATGTATTTAGAATTATCGCGTCCAAAAGGTGATGTTTCAAGATGGGAAAAAGTATTAAAACGATTAACTTTATTGAACAAAAATTTTCCCTTAAAAGGTTCAAAATGTGATGATATAGATTTCCAAAGATATTTTGGAAAAGATAATACAAATACTAAACACAATAGAATAGAAGATACTATATTCTATACAACACGAGACACGTTTATTGACCAAGGACTTATATTTTTTGGAGCCTTTGCAAAACACTTATACTCAAAATATATGCCAAAAAAAATACGTGATAAATTTTTTAAAGATCCTGATTTCGATGTTTTAAGCGAAGACCCTGAAACTTCTGCTATAATATTAAAGGAACGATTAAAAGATGTTGGAATAAAAAACATTAAAATCATAAAACGAAAAGGAGTTGGTGAAATAATTGCTCCTCATTACGAGATTAAAATTGGGTTAGAAACAATTGCCTTTATTTATAAACCTTTGGCGTGCCACTCATATAACGTAATTAATTTTGGTGGAAAAAATGTTAGAATAGCTACACTTGATACCATGCTAAGTTTTTATCTAGCTTTTTTATACGCTGATAGAAAATATTATGATAAAAATAGAATTTTATGCATGAGTGAATTTTTATTTAAAGTTCAACAAAAAAATCGCTTAGCACAAAAGGGAGTTCTTCGTAGATTTTCTATTAAATGTTATGGAAAACAATCCACCATTGAAAGTATGAGAGCCGAAAAAACTCAAATGTTTAAAAAGTTAAAGTCAAAACGGGGATCAAAAGAATATGATGAATGGTTCTTACGTTATGTTCCATCTGAAAATAAATCTTCCACAAAATTCACCAAAAAAACAAGAAGGCAAAAAAATGGTAGTAAATCTAAATCTAAACGGAAAAACAAAACTCTAAAACGGAAAAACAAAGGAAAAACTTTTGGATTTCTTACATTTTTCAAATAAATACATATAAAACTACTTGAAATTATATGTATAAATAATTTAATAAGTTCAACTATGAGTAAAAAGCAATTAGGACAATTTTAT